GGCGACACAACCGTGCACGCTATGCCGCCCCTTCTCAGAACTGTGATTTTGGTTTCCATGGTCTGACCTGCCGGATTACTCACGACAGTTTGTGGATATGGTTAGCTTCACACAGTTCCTAGCCGCTGGGGTTAGCCCGGTCGCGAACCAAGCATTGCCCAGCGGTATCACCGCCGCGCCCAGCGGTATCACCGCCGCTTGGTCATCTTGCTGTTCGTCGGCTTGGCAGGCGCGGCAGGCTCGTCACGCGCCATGGGCGGCGTGTACGGGAACCCGATGCCTTCTTCCACGGTTTTGTGCCGCGCCATGACGATCGCCATGAGGTCATCCGGCACGGCGCCGATCACTTCGAACACCACGCGAAACTGCGACTTGGGGTCAGGCTCAACAACGACGTTGGTGAAAACCCCGTGCGGCGGGCGAAAGAGCTCAGCCGCCGTGCCGCGCACGAAATTCCCGTAGTTCTTCACGCTCATCACGGGAAGCTTCATGTAGGCGACGTCGGCTTTTTCGAAGTGCTCGGGCTCGTCGTACATTTCGAGCTCCAGAGCGGCGGTGCGCCCCGGCCCTTTCTTGTACTCGCCGGCAGGGATCATGGCGAGCCGCATGACGTTGGAACATGCTTTGCCCTTGCCGGTGCGGGCACTCCCCCATGCGTTTTGCGGGCACCCGTTACAGGTGTCGTGCTGGCGCTCGAAATAGGGATCGTTGTCCACCGCCGAACTGGGCTCAAGGTCTTCCTCGTTCTTGGCGAACGCGAAGCACTTGGGCGACGTTGGCGTGTCCGGATCAAAGGGCGTGTCGTAGTAGCTGTTCTCCATGGTGTCGGCCAAGATGATCACCGCCATCATGTTGCCCGGCATTGCCACGCCGTCGTAGGACAACTGCCCGGCGCGCATTGAGAAGAACTTGCCGCCCCCACCAGAGGCGCGCTGCGCGGCTGCGGCGATCTTCGCCTGCTCCGCCATTTCCTTTTGCCAGTCGACCACGGCGGTCCCCGGCTTTGCTTTGGTAGCCATGTATTCAGTCTCCAGTTAACGAGTTACGAGTGCAAACAGTTTACACCCGGCAGTTAAGGATTACTAGCTGCCTCAAAACCCTGCCGGAACAAGGCAAAGCCTCCAAGGTTGAAGTTCGGATAGAGTTGGTCGTACGCCAGCCGCGCCGGGGTTGGCGAGCATACTACCGAGTCTTTCACGGCTGTAACTGTAAAGCCCTCGGCTTCTTTCTCTTCAGTGAACCGCCGCAACATATCGCGCCCCATTCGCTCGGCGTGCGCCGCCTGCCTTAGATATTGTGTGGCTGTGATCATCACGACACCAAGCCGTGAAAAGCGCGGCAGTCGCCCCAAGCAGCGCTCAGAGCGTTTACAGCCGTGTCGGCGTACTTGGGAAAGCAACAGCCCGCGCCTAGCTTAGTGTGCTGAGCGCTGTGGTGTCTCACCGTGATGTTGGCAAAGTAGACGCCCTGCTCGTCGTTGCGCACGAGCCACATGAAGCCAGCGGCTTCGATTTCTCTACACAAGGTTTCCATTATTTCCTCCTCATCGCGACGCCAAGGTCCAGGTCTATGCCTGCGATGACCACGCCGTCGCTGCGAATTACGTGCGCGTGGCCGCTTTCAACCACGCTCTCCGCCGCGTCTAACAGACAGCGGATAGCGCGGACCCAGGAAGTCGTGCTGGGTAACAGTGTTCGCGCACCGGCGATGACTTTGTAAGTCAGCATCACTTGCGCCCCTTGGCGGCGGTCAAAGAGATCTTGACCACGGTGAAGGGTTCCACGCCGGGGACGTTCTTCTTGTCGTCGAAGAGTTCCTGGGCGGCGCCTTCGCTCAGGCGCTTTTGCATGAGCTCAAACCGGCCCGTGCGCTTGATGTACGCGTAGAACTTGTCCCAGTCCGCGACGACCAGCTTCTCGGCATTGTAGGTTTCCACCTTGTGGTGCTTGCCCACGGCGCCGCCGCTGTCTTTTGGAAGGTTGTTGATGATGTACTCGACAAGGTCGTTTTCTTCGGCCTTCAGGGCGGCGGCCACCTTATCGGCGGCTAGGCGCTCTTGGCGCTTGTCGTACAGCAAGTCCGCGCATGCGGCCATGCTTTTTGGGAATTTCATGGTGGGCATCAGCGTTGCTCCAACTTGGCTTGGGCTTCGCGGCGAAGCTGTTGCGATGGGCCACGCTGTCCGGCGCGCAGAGAATCCGCAGCTTGCGCGTAACGCGGGTTCGCATTGATGCAAGCCGCAAGCGCCATAGCTTCGCAGGCATTTAGGTCCTTCAATATATTTAGGACTATGTGTTCTGATATGTGCATCTTATTTCTCCGTTGAACGAGTTACGAGTTTTCGGCGGGGCAGCGCCCCACCAGAAAGTATAAGCCTTTTGATTTAGGATTGCCAGCCCGTGCCGTTGCACGCTTCACATATTTGTGTGATGCGGGTTACAAAGCGCCCTTGCCCTTTGCACAGAACACACTTGACAGGGGTCATGAGAACACCCTTGGCCTTAGATATTTCCGCCCAGCGCGCCGCGTCGGGTGTGCGACAATCGGGGTGGCATGTTACACTAAGTCGCCGAAACGCGGCGCTGGCTTCGGCGGGGTCGTTTATGCCAAGTGCGATCAGGGCTTCTTCACGCGTCACCGTGTCTCTCCAACCAAGCGCGGCCCGCCGCTTTGTCAACCCAGTCTATGTGAATCTCACCTTTGACAGTTTCAAGCACGAAGTCTTCCTGCTCCAAGTCGAAGACGTAGCCGTGGCTACCGACTTTGGTCTGGGCTGGCCCCGGTTCACCTGTAAAGGCGCGCTTGACATAGCCTTGGGTAAGGTTGACTTCCACCGCGCCGGTTTGCACGAAGCCATCTAAGAAGACTTGGCATTGTGGTACGCCGTCGAATTTCAGAATTATGTCAGGCATCTTCAAGCACCTTATCTTCTTCCAGAATTTCATCGGGGTCGCCCAGCGGTTTGAAGCCGCAGAGACAGTACGCTCTCCAATATCCAGGACCACCACGAAGCGTCACGCGAGCCATGGTACAAAAGCCGGGCATGACTTCGGCGACAAAATACAGCGCGCCGACGGTAAGACCACTAGGGTAATCTTCAATCTCGGGGCCAATAAATATCAGCGGTGTGCCGGGGCCTACGTCCATTGCTCTACCACCCATTTGGAGTAAGCGGGCGGGATTGCCTCGCTTAATTCACTGAGAGTCATCCAGTCAATACCCATGGCCTCGCTCGCCACGGCGCGGTGATCCCAGGGATCACGCGTAGCGCGGCCCCCGTGCTTTGCGGCCCTACAACGCGCGTGCCCGCCGTAAACGCCCACAACGGGCTCTGTATGGGCGCAGGGCGGCAGCGCAGGGCCAAAGCCACCCGCTAACACAAGCCGGTGACGCTGTAGCTGGTAGAATTTACCCGCGTGGCTGGCGCCCAGCCCAAACATGGAGCCGCATAGAATTTCAGCCAAAGGTCCCATAGCGGCGCGGGCACTGGCGCTGACAACATTTTCCAACGCCCACGGGATTGTCTGCCGCTCTAGACGGCGGCGCATGCGGCCAAGCATAGATGGGTCATGCGAAGATTTATCGTTGTTCATCTGCGTGTGGCCTTGGCACGGCGGGCTTGCCCAGATAAAGTCAAACCCCTTTAGCGGGTACGTCATGGCGTCTGCCCGTACAAACGCGTCGCCGCAGTAGCGGGGCTGCGGCATGATGTCCACGCCGGTCACGTGATATCCCGCTTGCTGTAAACCGCGGGTCGCGCCCCCGGCGCCACAAAATAGGTCGAGGGCGCGTTTCACCGTCAGTGCCTATTACAAGCGATGTGGTCGGCAGACCATTGGTCGGGGTCAAGCTGTAACAGTTGGTCGCGCACTTGCGCCTCGTGGTCGGGCGTGCGCAAGTGCGCGCCTATCATGCAGTCACCGTTGGGTGACTTGTGGCGGCTGACGCGCAGCAAGCCCAGCGCGGGGCGCGCGGCTAGGTAGCCGGTCGCCTCGCTGTGCGTACCGGCAAAGTCTACGTGGATATAGCGTGTGGCCATGGTGTATCTCTTTGCTAGCGCGGGATGCGCCAGTACGTCAAGGCTAGCACGGATATTTTCCGCGACACAATCCACTATTTTATGTCAAGTGTTCGGTGAGCGCGACACACAAGCATGACCGGCGCGTTGTCCTCTACTGGGACCATTTCAATCTCGACCAAAACAAACGCGCATCCGTTGAAGCAGAACTTGGGCTCTGGGTTGATCAGCGTAAACGCATTAGGAAACGACCTGTCAAATTCTTCGACGGCCATGTTGAATTCTATTGTGTCGATTATCATAGCTGCACCATAACCCCGTCGCCGTGCTTGATTATCTTCACCGTCGTTTCACCCTCGAGTAACGGCGTGCTCAAAATTACTTCGCCACTTTCGAGCGCTATCATCAGCATCATCGCGCCTCGGAAAACACGGCGGGGCGTCAACGGCGTGTCGACGCAACCGGCGTAATGATCAAAACTTTCCACCCATTTAGAAGTCATAGCGGACCTACCTTTGTGTTCTTTAGAAGATCAGCCAAAGAAGCTTTCTTCCACTTGGCTGTATTGCGCACGATAAAGAAGCGGCTTTGCGAGCCGTCATCTAAACGTATGGGGTTTCCCTTATGGGCTTGAGCAAACCCAGCGGCGGCCAAAGCACGGGACATGCCGTTGATGGTGACCTTACCAGATGGGTCGTGATTCTGCTGGTACATGGCTAGAATATCTTTGGCAGTGAAAAGGTCACGCCTATGCCGCATCTTACCAAGCATAAGATAAGCGTCGGGGTTTTCGCGCAGGTCTGCGCACCACGCCCCTAGGTCGCTGCGCCCGTGAACAACCATTCTAGCCTTAGCAGCGGTCTTGAAGGCGGGCGCATGTGGGTTGAAGTTAGACGTGTCCCTGTGTAGCAAGTAATAGAACAGATGGCTCGGGCCGCCGTTGGTCCGCCACTCGTGATACTTGCGGTAGAACTCGTCAGGCAGCGGCTCATCTTGGGTCACTTCATGAATAGCATACCGGCGGTCCTTGTCTTCGATATAGAACGCATCGGCATGGTTGCTCGTGAAATAGTAATTGATCACGTCCGGTATTGTGTACTCCGGCACGTTCTTCGTGTTTATGGAAATTTCTTCTTGAGTGATCACAGCTTTGAGTTCGTCGGACTCTGCTCGTTTGTCTGTACCGGATATCTCATCGCCAAGTATGAACTGTTTGTTTGCCGCCCATGTGTTGAAGCTTGACTTGAGCTGGCGGTTTGTCACCTTGGTGAAGTTATAGCCATACAAAGAGCCTAGCGTGTATCCCACCAAGCTTTTGCCCGTACCTGTGGCGCGCCCATGCACAATGACAGCGCTGAACAGCTTCGTGCCGGGGTACTGTATCGGGTAGGCGCACCAATCCAGGAACCAATCTAGGAACTCGGCCTCGGCATCTTCGAATAGGAATTTTGTAAGATCAGTCCACGGCTTGATGTCGCCTTTTTTGGGTTCGCACCCCCAGCCGTTCCACTCGTTGAACAGACCATCGTCGGTGAACTTGGGCGCGCCCGGCGCATAGGTGATCTTTGCAACAGACTTACGCAGTGGCCACTTTATCCAGGCGGCGGCGGCGCTAACCTTGTCATAGCTAAGGGAGCCGCCCGGCTTTACCACGCGCTCGGGCGTGCTTTGGGTTGCCCAGTCGCTATGACCGGTAAACCCAGCGGGCGACATCTTGATATTGTACGACTCACCGTCTGATGAGGCTATGATAATGCCGGGGTCACGCACATACGTTAGTTCGTCGTTCATCTCCCATAGCTTGGTTGATATAACAAGTGGTTCGGCTTCGGCCATAAGGGCCACGAGTTTCTCTTCGCCGCGCTCTATCAGAAAGTCATCAAGCCCAGTCTTCTTATCGGCGTACACATCGGGTAGCGATATGAGCCGGGGCTTGGCGCCGCGCTCTTGGAGTTCTTCACACAGAAGGTTAATGGCGTGGCAGACCATGGGGTTGTCCACATAGTCTGAATCATACGCCACGTAGACAGCCCGGCGCGCCCACTTGATTGTCTCAAGTTCGGGGAGCCAGAAGATACCGTCTTTGGCTGCGCGGAAGTTATGCACGCCGCCCAGCCCGATGGCGCTGAAGTTATGCGCTGCGGCCTTGGCGGCTTTGAGCTCGCCCTCGGTTATGATTATGGGCTCGTCCGTGTTCTCCGCGATTGTGGACCACGGTAGGCTCTTAGGGAAGTAGGCGTGCGCGCTGGTAAAGGCGGGCTGGCTGTAGCGCTGCGCCTTGCTGGCGTTGAACCCTTTGACGGAAGGGTTGGCGTCTAGGTACCTGACGCGGAAGAACGGGACCGTCGCATCGCGCAACGGTTTACCGGCGATATCGTAATACGGGATGACAAGGGAGGGCGTCGCCTTGAAGTTGGACCCTAGAACTAGCGCGCTCTCGATGCTGTACATACCAAGATCGGCAGCTTCCTTTGGCGTCAGCCCGCTGCTCTTAACCTTTACCGCCGCAATGTCTAACAAGTGGACCCTCCCGCTAAAGTAGGGGCGGCGCGCTAAAGCGAAGGTCCAGAACTCTTCAGTGCGCCGCCCCACCACCCGGCCACAGGTGGAACTAACCAGTATAGCCGCCCGCAAAGGGTTTGGCTACAGGGTATTAGTCCATACGGGCCACAATAAACGCCCCGTCGGGCTGAACAACGGCTACCCACGCGTGCTCGTATATACGGATTACCTCTTTGCGAAGCTTTCCTTCGGCGAGTAACCGGGTCGGCGGGTCTCCTGGATACTGGAGGTTGCCGTTTGGGAGCATCGTAAAGCCCTCAAACGGGCACCACCCGCCCCCATGGGCGTAGCACTTGTGAAGCTGCGCCACGGCATCATCCTTGTCGTGTTCGTTTAAGAAGCCGGGGATATACCCGAGCATCTCGCGCGTAGCTTGTGGATGTTTCAGTTCGAAGTTGATCATGAGTTTTCCTCCAAGGCTAGTGCGTACATCGCCCAGTAGTGGGCGCATTGAAGTTCATAGAACCAAGAGTCTGCCCAGTATTCGGCGCGTTTCTGAGCGCCGCGCCTAAGCAAGGTGATATGGCACCACTCTAAACATGAGCGCGCGCGATAATCAGCGCTCGACCCAATCGCAAGAGCGCCGCCGTATTCTACGACAATGTTATCGAAGATACTCACTTAGGCCGCCATATCAATGAAGAAAAAGGAACAGGCAGAATAGGGTCCGTCTGTACATGCGGCTCACTGCCACGCCTCCGCCGTGTCCAAGTAGTTCCCGCTGCCGATCTTCTGGGAGTTCCAGACAGCGCGGAAATTGTCGTCGGTCGGGTAGCCGCGTGGCAAGATATTCAGCCCGAACGCCAGCACCGTGATGGGCTCGCCGTATTCGCGCGTCGCCTTGAACAGCGCATGCGCCAGCATGACAGCACGGCCTGGATTGCACGCCGCCACTTCGCTCAGAACCAGAACGACGCCGGGGCTATACTCCAGATCGGTTAGCTCCAGACGTTTCTGGATGATTTTGGTTACGTCGGGCGGCTCAATGTCGGCGAACAGGTCAGGGGCTTTGACCGGCGGTAACGCGCCGCGTGTCTCAGCGAACATAACGCTCATGAGAACGTTGGCCTCTTCCTTGGTCATGTCGCGCATTTCACCAGCGAATAAGTCTTTCATCACGGTACTCCGTTGCAGTGGTTGAGAGGATCCCCGCTCAGCGCTTCTTCAAGGCAAAGCATAAAGGGCGGCGCCCTGACGCGCGGCGGGGTTATCTGCATCGCGTCATGCTCGTGCTTGATGTAGCCGACCAAGAATATCAGCCCGACCACAACGACGATGATACACTCGCCCAGTGTATCTTCGCGTTCTCGGTTCATGAGATATCCCCACGCGCCACGGCGACGAGCAGGTCCTCGTCGGCGATCTTGGTGAGGTCCGCCGCCGCGCGTTCGTACTCGCCGCGCTTGTATGTCTCGCCCGTGATGGCGGACGCGGCCCTGAGCATGGCCGTTGGTGTGTAGGCGCTGTTCGGCTTCATACCGGTCTTGGCGTAGAGCCTTAGTCCGCTGGCGATGACGCGGGCACGATATACGTCTATCCCGCCGTTGATGAATGTGGTCACAGCTTTGCCTCCTGCTGAAAAACGAACTCTTGCTCGTCTTGTGACATCGTGGGCCAAACGTCCCGCATGCGCGCTTGTATGGCGTCGGCAGTTGGGGCTTGACCCTTGGCTTCGCGGCGTTTTCGCCACGCCGCCATAACGCGGGCGCGGGTTTTCAACCGCTCTGGCGATACGGTCATGGCGCGGTCCTCTGCCGGTAGTTGACCAAGTGGCTCTCGGCCACGGCCTGAGCATGCGCGGGGTCGTTAGGCACGCCCTCGCGTACACCCTTGCCACGGCTGGGCATGCGGTCCATGACAGCCAGTGGGCGCCATTGGTTCGGCCGGGTCATGCTCATATTCCCGGTCTCGTGGGAATAGGTGTACCAGATCTCGCCCGAGATATGGATGAACCGGCTGAAGGGTTTTCCCCTGAACGTGTAGTCTTCGCGGATCATTTGCTTCTCCTTTCCGCACTAAGCCAGATCGCGGCGCAGAACGCCGTGGACGCCATATCACAGCGGTCGCCCATGGCGGCTAACGCCCAGCCCGCGTTCCAGACTGGAACGTGGAGCCCTGCACCGACGAACCACGCCAGCATGGCGCACGCCAGACAGCCGAGAAAGCGGGTCACGACTTCACCCAGTAGGCTGGGAACATGGGGATGGCGAAGTTAGTCTCGCCGCGCACGGGCTCGCCGGTCATGTCGATGCGCCGCACCGTGACAATGGCGGGCGTTTTCTTTGCGGCCGGAATATCACGCTCGTACTGCCACGACCGGCCAAGCTGATCGATGACTCGTTCACCGGACTTCACCGGCTTGTTTCCTTGCATAAGCATTAGGACCTCCTTGGGGTTTCGCGCTTAGTTGCGCACATCGGCACGACAGATAGCCGTGGACCCGGCCGACTCCGCGGGTCAGGAAGAGTCGGCCTTGGCTTGAAGGGTTTAACCTCCGGGATTCATGATGGTCTCTCCTCTGTACTTGTGAACTACCCGCGCGGCCGGAGCCGTGCTCGCGGGTTAGCCAACGAAGCAAGTATAAGCCTAAACTAACAGGCGAACTAGCAGGGCGGGCGCCAGCACATAAAACGCCCCTAGCAGGCTCAGGGACGCTGCTACGCGCCACCATTGGCGCTTGCGGGCGCAATGGTAGGCGTAAAACAAAAGCGGCCCTGATACGGGTCCTATGGCAAGGATTGCCATGAGCTTAGTGGTGGACATGGAGCACACATTCTGGGCCGAACCCGCTTGCGAGGGAACTCGGCACTGTGAGTGCTCTGCCACAACGCCCGCAGTGACCATCATGCCATATCTCCAGCATGGGATGGAGCTCGCCCTTGTTCAAGCGCCGCAGTAACCAAGCGAACGCCTCCACTGGCAGAGATCCAGTGGTCATCTTGGACTTCGAGCTAAGGCGGAGCTCTCCGTTCTTGATGAAGCCGAGATAGGTGTAGTGTCCCGGCTCGGTCAGCAGGCGCACGAATGAGATTCGCTTGTCCTTACTGGCTCTCACGCGATAGGTGTACCGATACTTGGTCACCTTTGATACTATGGTGAACCGCGCGTTGCCACCGAGCACGAAGGCGCGTGCTTCGGTGGCGCTGGTGAAGGGGGCGGTCATCTGTACCACACGAGGTCCGGGATCGGGGCGCCGAACTCGTCGGTCACCCTGATCGGTGGCGGCAGGCTGTTCAGAGTCCGCCGCTCCATGTCGAGCGACATGGGCTTTAGAATATACGACCATTGGTCGCCCCGCTTGACTTGGATGCGGTACAGTGGTTCTTCAGTCATAGTCTGCCTCCACAATGGTCTCGCCCGCCGCGTTGTTGATTATGTTGACCAACGAGCGCACGGCGCCGCGCGTGGTCTTACAGTCGGAGTACGCTATGTTGATACACAAGGCGCGCTCAGCGTCGATGAGCGGCAGGATTTCAGCCGTGATGGGTATGGAGTGTCCGTAGTCATCGTCCTGCATACTGTACCGCGTGCGCTCCCGCAAAGCGAACCCGAGGCGCCGCACAGAGGCCGGATGCGCAATGCTAAAGGCAAGCGCCCCGAAGTCCAAGTGTTCGTCAGCGCGCTTTATCTTCCAGCCCTCTAGCGATTTGCCGTTGGGGAGCCGCCGGTAGAACGCAACGTCCAGCTCCACGCGGCGTCCCGAGGCCTCCAACTGGTCGATGACCAATGCCATAGCAGTCCCCATGGTGAGGAACTCATAGGCGGTGACCTCGCTGTGAGTCATGGGCGCGATTACCAAGTGGATCACCGGCTTTATGCCGGACTGGCGCCCGCGCCGGACCATGCAGTCAGGCTGACCACTCACGAAGCGGCCGACATCGGGGAAGTCACCCCCGACATCGAACTGGCGCTTATGGTGGACCGCTTGTGGCGCGGGCATAGCCTTGACGCCCTTGGCAAGGCGGTCCGTGCCGTCGGGCCATCCTTTGAGGGCGAGCTCCAGCGCACCCTCGTAGTCAAGGCCAAAAGTCCAGCGGTGACCGTAGTCATTAGTCTTGGAGTTGTTGTAGGTCCAGACACGCGGCGTCGTGCGCAAGTAACGCACAACGTCGTCTAACGAGTCACCAAACTGAACGACTATGTTACCGGACTGTGACAGGCGCATCAGAGCACCCCGTTCTCTATGCGGCGCCGTACGTCAGCCGCCAGACCTTTCCAGATCGTGGCGTCCGCGACGACTCCGCGGTCCATACCGGCGGCGAGCATGCGCGCGCCCCGTATAGAGGCACGCGGGCTGACAATGTGCCGGACTTGTTGCGCCATCACTTGCGCGCGGATCTTCTGGACATAGGTGGTCCATTCCGTGTCCCCAGCGATTTCGTGCTCCAGCGCTTCATCATAGTCGACTTCGAAGAAGTCGAACCGGTCGATAGTGGCCGCGTCCAGTTGATTGCGGCCGACATACTGGCGGTCTGCGCCGCGCCCAAAGGTATTGCCCGCCGCAATGGCGTGGAAGTCCTTGTGGACTTGCACAAGACCGTTCGGGAAGTCACACATGCCGTTGTCCAGCGCGGCATTAAAGCTTGTCATGGCGTCCGCGTCGCTGGCGTCCACCTCATCGAAGAGAAAGACTCCACCGTATTCGTACGCTTCGCGGAAGCTTGTGCGAACCGTGGCGCCATGGGCGTCCACGAAGCCGATAAGCTTGAACTCGCTGGTGACTCGCGCCGCCATGTAGAACTTCAGCCCCATGACCTTGGCGATTTGCTTCGCCAGTGTGGTCTTGCCGGAACCGGCTGGGCCGACCAAGAATGGGTTGGACCCCGCCACCATGGCCTGAAGTATCGTCGGGAGCATGGCGTGGCTCTTGTCCAGCTTTACACTGGGCGCCTTACCAATCTTGATCTCCGCGACCTTGGTGACCTTGAGAAGCTCGGACCGCACAAGCGCTGGGAGCATCCTCTCGACGCCGGGGCCGACCGTGGCCACGAAATGCTCGGCCACCTTTTCGAAGGTGAGGTCAGCAGTCTTGCGCGCAAGGTCGTCGACGTCGACGCCCTCTACGTTGACCGCTGACGTTGCCGCGTTCTTGGCAAACGCGGGCTCAGGGGCCGGTTCGCCGCTTACGTCGAACTCGTACCTGTGTGTCGCGCAGTAGAATTTGCGCCCCATTACTGAGTCAACGCGGTAGCACCCCTCGTTTGGAGGGAGCTCCATTCCGCATACACTGCATTTCGCAGCGTATATGTTTGCTCTCCAGATTGTCATCTAGATCTCCTGTTCATGTTTCGACCCTTATGCCTTGGGTCATCATCGGCAAGGCGGCATTAGCCTTGGACATGAACGGCCGACCCGGTTAGGGGTCGGCCTTGGTAATGTACTGATTTTTGAACATCCAGTTGAAGTCCAGCTTCTTCTCTTGATACGCGCCGGACTCTCTGTGAGCCGCGACCGCGTCCCGCGTGTTACCATGGGCGAGGATGGTCCGGACCATGTAGTTCGTCCAGTTCATCACGTTGCGACCACGTCGGTGCTGAGCCGGTCCCGCTGTATAGTAGATCGTCGCGCCTTGGCGGACGCGAGTCTGGCGGGTCGTCACTACCCTCTTAGTCGCCACACGCGGCTCAGGCTCTTGGGCGGTCGTCTGGCGCCTTGGCAGGACTTTTAGGAAGGCGTCGGTAAAGATCGCCTTCCCTGTCCACATTGCGGCGAGATCTCTCATAGTCGGTTCCTTCTCATGAGGGAGTTTTTCGTTGTACATGAACTGACGCGCCATGGCCATCTGCTGATCGGGCTTTGCCTTGGCAAAGCGCTTCTCAGCCTTGGCTAGCGTCGCCGCGTCCACGTTTTGCACGGCGCGCGCAAAGCCCTCGACCGTACAGTGTACGGCCGAGATGCTCTGGCATGCCGCGAAGATGGTCGGGGCGATCATAGGCGCGCCATGAGCGCGGATATGATCGCCGCGCGCTCTCCAGCGGACAACGCGGCAAAGCGATTTTCCAAGCGCTTCACCGTGTCCGCGTCATAGCGGCGCAGCGCTTTGGCGAAGTCTTCGCTAGTGCAACGCTCCCGCCCATGGGCGGCGACGCGCTGGCAAGCTTTGAACATGGTTGGCGCGCGGTTCACCGCTATCGCGATGTCCGCAGCGCTCAGCTTTGGGTCAGAGCGCACGCCGGTCCACTCCGTCCCAGTGACCATGCCAGTCGCGGGTGAACGTGAACACGTTTTTCCCCTCGGCGAGCAACGCGGCGCGGCGCTTGCCATAGGCGCGCTGGCATTCGGAGCGCTTAACAAAGCGCCCGATCTCCGTGCCGTTCTCTTCCAGAACGTGGCGTACATAGGTCCCGCCTCTGGGACCGCGCTCTATAACCCGAGCGCAAGTTAGCTTTGCCATCTTGGTCTCCTGTTTCGGCCATGCTTGGCCATCATCGGCACGCCAGCGATAGGCGTGGACAGGCGCTCGGACCCCACGCCATTTTCGGGCGTGGGGTCTTTGCGGGCGGACACTAGCCGAGCTTGATGTACCCCTTGGCGTCCATCCACTTGAAGTCCAGCGGCTTGGTCGCGGGGTAACCCGCTTTCGCGGCGCCATCCTTGTGCGCGGCGGTCGCGCTGTCCGTGTCCTTGTGCTTCAGGGTCAGCGTGACCATGTACAAGGTCCAGCCGCCCTTGGCGTTGGCGTACACGACCGACCCCTTGGAGATCGTCCGGTTCACCGCGACGCGGGGCGTCTTGGTCGCCGCCTTGGCGGGCTTGGCGGTTGCGGCGCGTTCTTCCGGGGTCATTGCCTCACGCTTTAGGGCGTTGACCGCCTTGTTTGCCGCGATGACAGCCAGTTCGGCCGCCGCCTTGGCGGTAAACGCGTCCTTGCGGGCGGCGCCCTTAGCCTTAGTGGCGGTTGCGGTTGCAACGGTCACCGCCGCCTTGGCGTCGGCCAAGGTTTTCTCGGCCTTGGCAAGCTTGGTCGCGGCCGCGTTTTCAGCAACGGCGCGCTTAGTATGCGGCGCTTTGTCCGTTGCGCCGTGCGCGGGCGCCGTAGCCACTTTGGTCACGGTCGGTTCGCCGCCCTTGGAGGGGCGAGTGTCTTTAGTAACGGTCTTGGTCATTGTTTTGGTCCTTCAGTGTTATCTGATCGGGCATTAGGCCTCGTCAGCAAACGTATAACGTCTGGACGGCATAGCCGTTTCGGCCTTCAGTAAAACGTCACCGCCCCGCCATGCTTTGCAGCATAGCGGGGCGGGGTCGCTGTATTTGCGCCAACGGGCGCTCCCCAAATTCGGGTATGGGGCGTTTTTCATGCGTCGCTTATAGCTTGGCCACAGCCGCCCTTCGCGCATCGCAGAGTTTTATTGTGTAGCGCTAGGGTCTGCTCGGTCCTTATAGTCGCTTGGTCTCACCTATCGCCTTAGTTGTGGCCGGTTGCTTATGGCGGGGCGGGCGGTTGCACTGTTGCGGCTGTATACAGCCAAAGCTTCGCCCTAGCGCGGCTCTGTTACTAGCCGTATCCCTGCCTCCCTTTGCCGCGCCGTCTGCCTTGGCGCCCGCACTGGCTACGCTGTGGCGGGCTTAACCTCGGGCTGTGGCATTATCGGGCGGGGCGCTTCTTGGGGTGGCGCTTGTAACCGGGCTCCCTACGCAATGCCTGTGCGTTAGGTTGTACTGTTGGCCTAGTGGCGCCCATCCGGGTCGCTAAGTAAGGCGGGTCCTAGGGCGTTGCCCCGTGTTTACAAAATGCAAGGCTCTCCATAGGCGCACTATGCGCCGACCTCTTTGTCGGTCGTTTTAATGGGAGATGCAAGCATTATTTGGACCGTGGGGCGGCTGGCGCTGCACGGGGTACGGCAACCGCCCGCCCGCGTAGGGGGACGGCCCGTAAAGGCCAAAATGCGAGAGATACAGGCCGACCGGGCGGGCGGTGATAACATTACACCGACTAGGGTCGCCGTCGGCCTGTATCTCCGTTTATCTTTTTGGACAAGCTTTGCGGTGATGGCGCGCAAGTCTTAGCTTGATTCTGTAATGCTTACGCCAGTATAAAGCGACATCAAGGCGGTCGGCCATCAGTTCTCCTTTTAGTTTCTGTATCTGTTTGTTCACTTTGTTCAGTTTAGCTTGGTACTTCAGTTCTTCGGGGGAGCGAGGATCTACTTTAGGCATGCTTGGCTCTCAGTCGTTCTAACTCTAGTTCGGCTTTTCTTAGCTTCACAGCGCGCGCCTGTACTTTTAGCTCGACCTCTTTTTCTTTGCGCTTTCGCACTTCGTCACTAACGGGTGGACCACGGCGCGCGTTCTGTACTAAGGCGACAAAGCATAGTTCTACGGACATAGTGTCCGGGTTCACGCACATTATTCCGTCGGCGTAGACTTCTTGGTAGAAATTTACTCTAAACGTAGATGCTTTGTTCTTACTATTCTGCCGCTTCTGTAGTCCGGCCTTGGTAATGACGGCGGCTGCTTCCCACGAGTGGACTGTTACTGTAAATCCGGATTCCCACCGCAGTTCCAGGCGCAGTCCTTTGTCTACTCCAAGGTTAACTTGCCGCATTAGTCGGTTCTTTACTTCCTCGCGCATTTGAATTCCTTTATTGTTTAATAAAAACAATGGGTTAGCTTTTGGGCATTTTCGCGTAAGTGCTTGTTTTTACTCAGTAAATTCGGTTTTTGCTACAAAGGCGTTTGCTACACAGCCGCCCGCAAGCAGTATATGCTCCGCCCCTTACTAAATAAATCCCAATTAGTTTAGTAAAGGTTCCACCAAAATGGGGTTACCGTGCGGAGGCTTATGTTCAATTCGTAGTTTTTTGCCCTTTTTGCTTTGCTTTTTAATAGTTTGTGCTCACTTTGGTTGCGTGCGCAGCCATGGCAACGCTTGTTTCAGGTTTAATAAAAACAATAACTTACGGGGTGGCCAATACTGTGCATTTGCGGCGTTTTTTACCCTGCCAACGCGCGCGAGCACTGAAGAACAGAGAGGCGGAGACCTGAGCCTATACCGTCTTTAGGAGCCTAGGCCATACCGTTGCGCGTAGTCGGGGAATATACAGGCGAATGTGGACGGTCCTAGTCACCGTTGGCGCTACAGAATTCTTAGTGCGCGACCGCTTGGTCGCCCTAGGACTCCAAGTATTCTGCCCCTATACTGTGGAAAAGCAACGCGTCAAGGCCCCTACACGTGGGCGCACAGTGTTTAAGGCCGTAGACACAGAGATCCCACGGTGGCCACGATACTTGTTCTGTAGAACAGAAGACGATGCTGCACTGGCGCTAGTAAAAGCGACGCGCGACGTGAACTATCTCCTGAAAAGCGCCGAAGGCGAGCCCGCGTTGCTTCCCGACAACGTAATGGCAAAGATTATGGCGGGCTGCGATACTTCGGGCAAAGTATTATCGCGCGCACTGTTACATGATTTCTCAGCCGGTGATCTGCTGCGGTTTGTAGCCGGGTCCAGCTTTGCTAACCGTTCAGCTTTGGTAATCGGTATTGAACAGAACGGCGCAGTGCGCGTTATGGTAGACTCGCACATTAAAGCGATTGTAGACTTTAAAGATCTAGCGGCATAGGCTGGATCTACTCCGTTAACTTGTTATCGCAGCGCCAACGGGCGCCGCAGCAAGCAACCGAGGGGCATTGGCGCGTGGCGCCATGCAGTGCCGCGCTATGGCTCAGGTCCAAGTCACAAAAAACCCCACGCACAAGGCGTGGGGTTCTGTAGTTCTAGGCTGGGTTAGCGGTTAAGCGCGGCGCGCCGTTGGTTACTAAAGCGATTCAAACAATTCGGTTACTACGTTATGCGTTTCGTGAGGCGCCGTTGCTTCCAAAGCTTGCTGTTCTTCTTCTTCACCATCGGCCAGTGTTTCTAATTGGTCTTCGGTAAGTGTAGCAAGCCACGCGTCTATTTCGGTTAGTGTTTTGCTAGTGGCGAACCCACCGTTAAACAGTATGTCGGCCACTTTGCCCGCGCTTGGTACTGCGCATTCGTTGCATTGTGCTAGGCGCGCGGCAAACTTTACTAGGTTGGACATTTGCATTTACTTGGACCTTCCGTTGGGGCTTAGGGCCAACCCCTAAGCTGCATGCAGCTTAGGGGTTGAAATCCAGTCTGCCTAGCCCCTATTTTCACTTTTACTGAAAATAAATGCAGACCCACGCTAAGACCGAAATAAGCGAGCCACACGGCGATTTGGTTAGGGTGATAGGTTAGTACCACGGGGCGCCGCTGCCCCGTGGTGGCCTGCCCCGTGGTGGCCTGCCCCGTGGTGGCCTGCCCCGTGGTGGCCTGCCAGCCGGGCGCCGCGCCCTGCCAGCAACGCACGATCGGCCACGGCGCTGACGGCAGCTCACGATCCACGGGCGGAGATCAGAATTTTAACTTTTTTTCTGTTGTCAAATGAATGAGTAGCGAGATGCCTAGCACACCGCCAGACAATGCTATCATGGTCAGCAAGAACCAGAAAGCGCTGGATTTCCGCAGGCTTCTTTCCGATAAACCAGATCTCTACGAACAAGTGGAGAACTACAGCCTCTTAGGGGCCAAGGGCGACGATCTCGCCGCTTTGTTTCGTGTTGACAGAGAAACGTGGCTCTACTATGTCAAGCACTCCGAGGAACTACGCGACGCAATAGCACGGGGCGGCGCGTTGGCCGATGCGCAGGTCGCCAAGGCGATGCACAAGCGCGCCACGGGTTATGAGTACACCCGCCAGCGCGTCATCGTCGGCAAGGACGGCAAGGGCGTAGTCCACGACCTTATCGAGCATGTTCCTCCCGATACCAGCGCGGGCAAGTTCTGGTTGACAAACCGAGATGGCCGCAAGTGGGCCGACCGAGGAGCAGATGGCAGGGGAGGTCAAGGCGATGCGCCCCGAGACCAAAATATCACGATTAACTTCGTTGGCGCGGCTGAAAGAGCTTCGCCTCCGATTGATGTTACACCTTCTCATCCCTCCCCGGCCGAAACCCCGCTTTCACTAGTAGAGTCCTGCGATGTCTGACCGCACCCTTATAGATGGCTCCCCCGTTCCCGGGGATAATTCCCACACCACCATAGACCCCAAGACAGGGATGCAGAAAGCCTATGTCGTACTTTCCGTGGAGGAAAGGGCCAAAGGGTTCATTCGCCCGCTACGCCGATCCTACAAGCACTCGCGTTGCGGCGGCGTCACCCACATGGGGCTCGCTCTTTGCGAAACCTACGCGCGGGACCCGTACTTTTACTCGGGGACCTTTTGCGCGACGTGTGGGACCCACTACCCGGTTGGTTTTGATGGCGAGTTCACGTGGGTAGAGGACGGGGAGCGCGTTGGAACTTAACCTACCCTCTGCTTTTGAGCCGCTGTTCCAGCCCCTTGCCGATGACGGGAACCCCGTCCGGTACAGGATGTTCCACGGGGGCCGAGGCGGCGCAAAATCGCACTCTTTTGCGACGGCTCTTCTGGTAAAGGCACGCGCGCAGCCGCTGATGATACTGTGTGCTCGTGAAATCCAGCACTCTATCCGCGACTCTATCAAGCGTTTGCTTGACAACAAGATCAAGGCTCACGGCTGGGGCGTCAACGGTGATGGTTCTTTTGAGTCTCTTGATACTGAAATACGGGGAAAAGACGGATCGCTGTTCGTTTTTGCCGGTATGCGCTCCAATGCAGACTCAATCGCCTCCATGGAAGGCATCGATATCGCGTATATCACCGAAGCCCGAAGCGTTAGCCAAGCCAGCCTAGATATCCTAACGCCGACCATTCGGGCCAAAAATTCAGAAATCTGGGCTGACTGGAACCCCCGGGACCCTACCGACCCTATCGATGTGATGTTCCGTGGCGCGGCTGGGCCGCCGCCGAGGTCCATTATTCGCGAGGTCAACTACTACGACAATCCTTGGTTCCCCGATACACTTCGGGAGGACATGGAATGGGACAAACGCCGTGATCCCGACAAATACAATCACGTCTGGCTGGGGCAATATCGCCAGAACTCTGAATCGCGCGTCTTCAAGAACTGGCGCATCGGAACGTATGACGAGTTCCAAACAAACAACCGTACGCTCTTTTATTTTGGAGCCGACTTTGGGTTCAGCGTTGACCCCTCCACCCTCATTCGGTGCTATCTCGATGGCCGAACGCTCTATGTAGACAAGGAACTCTACAAGGTCGGTGTGGAAATCGACCATTTGCCTATGTTCTATGACCAAGTCATGAACGAAAGTATTACGCCGGGGGGCCGCAAGTGGACGGTGGTCGCTGACAGCTCCCGCCCTGAGACCATTAGCTACCTCCGGCGTAAGAATTTCAACATGATACCCGCCCGCAAGGGGCCGGGTTCTGTAGAAGATGGGGTGGAGTTTCTCAAGTCTTACGATATCGTGGTTCATCCTGAGTGTATCCGCACCATCGACGAACTCAGCCTCTACGCTTACAAGATCGATCCCAAGACTCAGTTGGTCACGCCCGTTCTAAAAGACGAGCACAACCACATCATCGATGCCCTGCGGTACGCGGCCGAGCCGCTGCGCCATAACAGGGTGATCCCTTTCGCCCGCCCGATCATAGTATCTGGTTCGCGCCGAGCACCAGGAGCCTAAATGGCAAAGACACCGCGCGGAGGCCGAGGAATTCTCGCCCCGGATCCGACTAACAGGGGTATCGCCCCAGATGCGAGCATGGGGTATCCCAGCCCGCCGAGCGACCTTACTTGGCAGCAACTTTCGCGGACGCGTGGCTCCTCGGGACTGCGCCAGTATGGCGGCTGGGTCCGAGAAGAATTTCTTCCTCAGTTAAGAGGGCGGCAGGCGGCGCGGACTTACCGCGAGATGCAAGACAACTCCCCAACCGTGGGTGCCATCCTGTTCGCCATTCAACAAACCATGCGCCAAGTCTCTTGGAGGGTTAGTTCTGCGAGCGATGCCTCCAATGCGATCGAAGGGGCCGAATTCCTTGAGACTTGTATGGAGGACATGAACCAGCCATGGCCAGATTTTGTCTCCGAAACGCTGAGCATGCTCCCGTATGGGTTCGCACCGCACGAACTTGTGTATAAGAAGCGCGACGGACGTCAGCGCAATACGGGTGTAGGGCCGAAGAAGCGGTCCAGCAAGTTCAACGACGGTAAGATTGGCTGGGCCAAGATCGCTCTGCGTGGACAAGATACCATTCTGAAGTGGTTCTTCGATGAAGAAGGCGACGTCACCGGGCTCACGCAGCAACCGTGGTTCGGCGGCCTCATCGATATACCGATAAACAAGATGCTGCTTTTCCGTCCGAGGGCGCACAAGAACAATCCCGAGGGTAACTCCATACTTCGGAGCGCTTACCGCCCGTGGTGGTTCGCCAGCCGCCTTGAGGAGCAGGAAGCCATCGCCCTTGAGCGCATGTCTGGCACGCCGGAATATAGAATCCCAAATGCCGTGATGGAAGCGGCAGCGACAGGGGACCCCGGTGCGCTCGCCAGCATCGAGCAATTCAAGAAAATCGTGACCAATATCAAGGTCGACGAGCAAATGGGGCTCATAACTCCGTCGGACACCTACGAAAACCCCGACGGAACTCCGAGCACGGTCCCCATGTACGAATTCAAGTACAATGTGCCCCAAAGTGGCCGAGTAGCGATCAACTTCGATCCGGCCATCGAAAGGTACAAACTCGACATGATGACGAGTGTCCTGGCTGACTTTTTGATGCTCGGGCACTCGTCTAGAGGCACGCAGTCGCTTGGTGTGACCAAGTTGGACCTGTTTTTTCAGGCCACTGAAGGCTGGCTAGACTCCAATGCCGCCGTTCTTAACGATTATGGAGTGGGCCGACTCTGGGATTTGAACGGTGAAGGCGATGACACCATGCCGCAGTTCGTGCCGAGCATGCCACAACGCACGGACCTTGATTCTTTGGGCACGTTTATCTACAATATGTCCCAAGCCGGGGCGCGGTTATTCCCTGATAATGACCTTGAGAACTATCTGCGCGAAGCTGCGGACCTTCCGGAACTCTCGGAGGGTCAACTCTCCGAAGTAAGCGGTGTTGAAGGCCCGGCAAGCACTGATCCTGGGGTCCAAGACCCTCGGCGCGTGCCGGATAACGCCGCTGCGGCCACGGATGCGTCGTTGCAGAAGCACATAGCGGGGATGTTGGCCCGCCGCCTAGAACGTGGGAACTATATCACCATCAAATCAAAACGAAAGAAGAGCAGATGAACGATAAATTGAACGCTCAAGCTATGGTCGGTGCGATGATTATCGGCAACAACGGCGCGGCTGATCGTTGCGAGGCTATCGGCATCTACTATGCCCAGTGCCTCGATGCGGACGGGAACATCAAGTGGGAGGATGAGTTTCCCAACCTTGTCGTGAACGTGGGCAAGAACCTCATTCTCGACCAAGCGCTCGCCGGATCGGCGTGGACCGCTACTGGGCCGTTCATGGGGCTTATCTCCTCGGTGTCTTACACGGCCATTGTGGCGGGTGACACCATGGCGTCTCACTCGGGTTGGACCGAGGCGGGTTCGACCAACGCACCTACGTTCACCGCGCGTATCACTACCAATGGCGGCTGGTCCGCAGCCTCGGGCGGAGCTAAGGCGCTTGCATCGGCGCTTTCGTTCACAATGACCTCTGGCGGTACGTTGGAAGGTTGCTTCCTGGTCGGCGGTTCCGGCGCGGTTGCCACTTTGATGAACACTTCGGGCACGCTTATCTCGGCAGGGTTGTTCACAGGCGGCACGCGCGCCGTTCTTACCAGCGACGTGGTCAATGTATCGTACTCCATGAGTATCTAAACGGGGTGTGACCCATGGCCGTCCCGAATATTATACTTCTAACTTCTGGGACGTCATGGACAGTTCCGGCTGACTGGTCTTCTAACAACAAGATCGAATGTCTTGGTGCTGGGGGCAACGGCTACACCGGGGCGGCGACAAGCGGCGGTGGCGGCGGCGGGTCGGGCAGCTACGCCTTCGTCGAGAACGTGGCGCTCACCCCCGGCAACTCGGTCCAGTATCAGGTCGGCGCAGGCGGCGGCATAAGCGGCACGACCGGGGCGACGTGGTTCAACGGCGCCTCCGTCGCCGCAGCCTCGGCGGGGTGTCGCGGCGGGGTTAGCGCCGTCTCCGCGACCGGAGGCGGCGCTGGTGGGACTACCGGCTCAGGCACGGTCACGAACGGCGTCGTTGGCGGGGCGGGCGGCTCTGCCGTGGGCGGCGGCGGCGGGGGCGGGGCTGCGGGCCCGACCGGCAACGGAACCCTTGGCGCGGCTGGCGCGGCCACCACGGGGGGCGCAGGCGGCGCGGGCAACGGCGGAGCCGCTGGCGGGTCGGGGGGCACGGCCAGCGCGCCGCCCAACATCGGCGGGTCGGGCACGAACTTTGGGTCGCAGCTCTCGGGCGTCGGGTCCGGCGGCGGCGGCGGCGGCGGCTCTCTTGCCGCAGGCGATACCGGCGGCGCGAATGGCGGGAGCCACGGCGCCGGGGGCGGCGGCGGTTACAATGCCGGGGGCGGTGGCGTAGGCGGTAGCGGCCTTATCGTTATCACGTATGTTCCCGCGATCGCCAAAGTCGCGATTATCACTAGTGGTTCTACGTGGACTGTTCCGTCTGATTTCAATCCGAACAGCAACCTTGTCGAAGTCATCGGTGCTGGCGGTAACGGTTTCACGGGCGGGTCATCCACGGGTGG